TGCAGCCTTGCGGAACGCTGATTTTCAAGTGGAATGAGACGCAGATACCCGTCTCGCAGATTCTCAAGCTCACAGCGCACAAGCCGCTCTTCGGCAACAAGCAGCCGAATCGCACGGGAACACACTGGATTGTCTTCATGAAGGAGGACGCGAAATGAGTAAACGGTACAAGGTTTGCCCACTTTTTTGGAGTGATTACGGCGATGAGCGCACCTTGATGAATATGGGTGTGTTTGAAGAGTTGCTGAACGAGGGTTGGAAGATTCTGCGGGTGGATATCATGCCACCAACGGAATTGAGTAATAACGCCGTTACCGCGACGAACGTCTACATCCTTGAGAGGGAGGCTAATGATGATTAGTCAATACGACAAGGACATGTGTTGCCTGTATATCGCTGAGGGGATGAACTACATCTGGCAACAACGAGAGAACCAAGAGCTTTCCCGAATACTTGAATCATTGGCCGATAGGAAGCTCATGAAGCGTGTCCATGGCGGGTATGCGATCACACTCAAGGGCCTGTTGGCAGTCAAGGTGTGGAGACTTCACCTGTTCCTGTTCCATCACGATGAATGCAAGTACTTCATGAGGAAGAAATGAGCAGGGCTGAGACCACCGCCATGCTGTCCAAGCTGGTCGAGAAGAGGTTGAAGAATCAGACCGCTTTTTGGGCGAGTGAGGTCAATTTCGACCGGAACACGCCTGATGAGCGGCGAGTGGACTATGTGGGCTTCAAACCTTGGAACATCAACGGCGAACCGGTGCCCGCAAGCGTTGAAAAAGGCTGCTTCGAGTTCTACGAGGTCAAGTCATGCATGGCTGACTTCACGAGCGGCAACGGCCTGACCTTCTACGGTGATTCAAACTTCCTCGTCTGCACGAAGGAATTGTGCGACGAGATTGTGTGGCGGAAGATGGTGCCGCCGCGTGTGAACGCGATTCTGACACCGGATTCGACCGGCTCGAAACTGATTCTCGACTATGTGCAGTCCTACAACGACCTGTCATACAGGAGGCGTCCGGCAAGCGAAATCCTGTGGGCCATGGTCAAAGCAAACGGAAAGAGGACTAATTGAGCATCATGCTGGACGAGGCGCAAGCCTACGAAAATTCACGAGATTACGACTGCTGCCAGATCATCGAAGGAGCCTACACGGTAGGCGACGCGGTCTACGAAGCCTACTGCGATGGACGTGAAGCGCTGCCCACGAATGCTGAAATCGAGGCCGTGGCGAAACGACTTCTATGGAGAAGCTGCAAGAAGTGGGATGGTGTCGAAAGTGACTGTGTGGCGAAAGGCGAGGATGACGCATGGAATTATGCCGGTGAGATTCCCGGCTTCCAGGAGGAATATATCAGACAGGCCAAGGAAATGCTCGAAATCGCACGGAAGGCGGTAAGCGAATGAGCAATACGATCAGATACGTGGAATGCGCCCACTGCGGCGAGACCGTCGGCGCATATTACGTCACCTGCCCGTACTGCGGATACCGCCTGGTGTCCGCTCAGCAGGCGGTCATGGATGGCTTGGCATGGTGACGCTCGACCCGGCACCCGACATCGTGGAAATCGCCGAAGCCCTGGACGCGATGGCGAAACCACACGTGGGAAGCGGCTGGAAGAACACCAACTACACCGACCTGCCCTGCACCACGCCACGTCAGGAAGCAATCTGGATGGAATACAACGGCATCACAAGAGGAGATTGAATGAAATGGGCTATTTCCAGATTCCGGTCTCATGGTATCGAGACGAAACAATGTTGGAACTCATGAGAAAGAGTCCGGCATCAATTGGCCTCTACGTGATGATGATTTCCTGGTGTTCCGACAACAGGAGCTACGGTGATATTCCATACACTGTCATCCGGTACGTTCTCGATGGCGAAGACGATGAATTACAGGCGATTATCGACGCGTGTTTCCTGACGAAGACAGACAAGGTTCGTCTTCGAGAACCCGTCTACCACATCAAGAGCTTCAGACGCTTCGACCCACGGTCAAGGGAGCCGATAAGCAAGAAGCTACGCAAGGCGGTATACGAGCGTGACCATTACCGTTGCGTCGAATGTGGAGCAACTGACCACCTGAGCTTGGACCACATCATTCCGTGGAGTCTTGGCGGCGAGGACACCATGGAGAATCTTCAAACCATGTGCCGCTCCTGCAATTCAAGGAAAGGGAACAGGTTAGATGTGGTTCAAGGTGGATGATTCCTTCTACTCGAATCCGAAGACCGCCATGCTGTCGGACGGGGCCACCGCATTGTGGCTCCGTTCAGGCTCATGGTCGGCGCAACAGCTGACTGGCGGGTTCGTTCCGGCTCGCATGGTGCCGATGTTCCGTGGCTCCGACGATTCAGTGCGAGAGTTGTGCGACGCGGGATTATGGGCCTACGACGAGCAGAAGGACGGCTACCAGTTCCACGATTGGAGCGACTACCAGCCTGACGGTGAGGAAGTGGACGCTCTGCGCAAGAAGCGTAGCGAGGCAGGAAAACGTGGAGCCAACCGTCGATGGGGCAAGCCTGAGAATGGCAAAAATGGCAAAACCGATGGCAAATGCCATAGCAAACCTATGGCAAACGCATGGCAAACCGATGGCAAGTCGATGGCAAACTCATGCCCCAGTTCCCAGTACCCGTACCCGAAACGAAAGAGAAAGAAGAATATTCTTCTTCTTTCTCCAAAGAAATCGGCGTAAGCGATTTCGAGCTAATGACGGAGAAGGCCCATGCCAATGCCGCCATAATCCGCGACTATCCGAATCTCGACTTGTCGGACGCGTGGAACGCGTTCTTAAGCCGACATTATGGCGAAAACCGCACGATAGCCGACTGGACGCGCCTGTGGAAGGGCTGGTGCCAACGTCGAGCCAGAATGAGCGGCATCCCACCCTCGAAACGCCACGTGCACACGTGGAAATGCTCTCACGTGCTCGAAGCGCTCGGACGCGACGAAGAAACGGCGCAGGCAGACGAAAAGGCCTGCGAATTAGCCGACAGACTCAACAAGGAGGAATCATGAAACACGACGAACCGGTAACCATGTGCAGCTTGGAATCGGAAACAATGTACAGCCTGGAATGGTTGAGACACGAGCGCCGCAAGGCATGGCAGGAAGGCTACGCGGCCGGCTGGAAAGACCAGGAATGCGATTTCCCGCAATATACAAGCGAAAACCCATACAAGGAGATCATCGAAATCGAAAAGGACGGTGAATGATGGGCGGATTGGACAAGGTTGAGAAAATTATTATTGGCGCACTGGTGGTATTCGTCGCCTCAATGCTCTTGCTGGCGGGAATATGCATCTACGTGTCTTGGTATGCGGGCACGCATCCCGATTACGGCATGACGACGGTCAAGACCGGCGACGTGACATGGGTCTGTCTGACCGACCATGGCAAGACCATCGGCTGCGACACCGTGGAGGAATACAAATGAAGAAAATGCTCGAAGACATGATCATCAAATGGCATCAGGCCGGTTACGCGCTTGACGAGATCGCGCCGCTCGTGCCGCAGGTGCCGAAAGCCGAAATCGCCGCCATCATCCACCAGCACGACAAGGAGACTCGACTTTGACCAACTGCCAGCACTGCCAGAAGCCAATGAAGCCGATCGCAGCGAATCTACTCTGCGCCAGCTGCCGAGAAAACTACTGGGCGCTCATCAGACAGCTCGGACACGTCCAACTGCCAGCATTAAGCTCCATCATGCTCAAGCAAGCGCACATCGGAGCCACGGGCCACGCGCCAAGCCGAGGCAGCGCGCCAATGCCAATCGACACGAGAGCGCAAGCCCTCATCACCGATTCCGAAGCGTGGCTCGCCGAACAAGCAGGCAAAATCAACGCACGCTACAGCAATCTCCCGTGGGACAAGGCATGGAAGAAGATCACGGCCAACAAACACACCATCCTCAGCATGAGCACCGCAGCAGACGACTACACCGCCCTGGAACACATCAGCAGACGCAACGAGACGGCCTTGACACCAGAAGAGGCAATGGTCATCATCGGCACATGCCCACAATGCGGCCACCAAGCCACCAGCACGCCACAGGCCGACGAATGGACATGCCCGCACTGCAAATGGCAAGGCGGAGTCCAAGCCATCAAAGCCACCCGCGACAACAAACTCTGGCAACTCGAATACACCGGAAAACCAGTCGAAGTCGCAAGATACCTCTCCAAAATGGACATCCACTGCACAAGCGACCAGATCCGCCAATGGCTCACCAGAGGCAAACTCCACGCCACGCCGACAAAACACAAAGGAGAGTACGTGTTCAACCTCGGAGAAATAACCGCCATGCTTGACTGTCACAATTAAAATGCTATACTGTCGTACAGTAGTAAAATGGTTCAGCCTGAAAGGGCTGGGCCATTATTCATATCAAGCTTCGGTAGCTCAGCGGCAGAGCACGAGGGATAGCACAGATACCAGAGGACGGATACCTTACCGGCCATGGCTTCCATGATTCTTTGAATGCCCGTGATAAGAGACAGTGCCCCTCATCGATGTCGTGGGTTCGACTCCCACCCGAAGCACCAAAGGCGGTGAATCAATGCCAGGAAGAACGCGCAAGACAAGCCGCCAATTCGAAAAAGACAAGGCCGCATTCTTCAACCAATGCAAAGCACAGCATGCGGTCTGCTGGTTATGTGGCATGCCGATAGACTATGCGGCCACGAAGAACACCACCGATGACAGCTTCAACCTCGATCACCTCTATCCCGTCTCGAAGCATCCCGAACTCCAATTCGACCCGGCAGGCTTCAAGCCCTCACACACCAGCTGCAACCGACTAAGAGGCAACAGTGACCCGCCCGCACCAATCGGAACACTAAGCAGGCAATGGATTAAGACAGCATGAGCAAGGAGACAGCAATGCAACAGCCAGTCAACCTAACACTCACCGCAGAAATTAACGACAAGACATTCCCAATCAGCAGCTTCACGGTCAACATTCCAGTGCACGTCAACAGAACATACCGCTACGAGGTCATCGACTCCGAGCGTGCCATCGCCAAGCTGATGCCACCAAGCACAAACGAACTCATCAAACGCTTCAAAAACGCAATCAACGCATTCCAAACAGCATTCGAAACCGACCCAAACGGGGTAGGGGCGGTGAAATCCTAAAAACCACCCCGAACCGACCCACGTCCCGCGTGGTTGGTCTTCCTCTCCCCGACGGACGAAATTGACCGGGGGTCGCGCGCGCGATTGCAGATTCGAGGTGAAGCATGTCAGCGAAATTCCCGAGTCATAATGTGGCGGAGGCTTTGGAGCGCTCATTGAAGAACGCAGATGGGCTGAAGGCCGTGAATTCCGCAGTGGTCGCGGCCGCCCGCGTACTGGCTGGTCGGATTGACTTCCTGAGTGTCACCGGATTCGTTGACGAGAACGGGAAGATCGACAATGTGACTCTGCCGACTTTCCTGAAATACTGCCAGTCTCTCGGATTGACCTTGGACGCTCCAGCGAAGGTCGGGCGTCCGGCCAGGCAGAAGCCCGAAGTCAGGGCTGAGGAAGCGAAGAGCGACAAGGTTATCGCGATGGATGATTTCATGAAGCGGTTCGGCTGAGGAGGCGTTCGATGGCGTCGGAAGATTTGAGTGTTTTCGGTGCCATCGATGATGACCTGCATGGTGTTACGTTGCCGCGTATCTTCACGCCGCCGCTCAGGCCGTTGACCAAGGAGACCTCGAATGGTTTCGCGGTGATCGCGTTCGCGGAGATCATGCTGCACGTCCACCTTTACCCGTGGCAGCAATGGCTTTTAGTGCATGCGCTCGAATTGCTTGAGGATGGCTCGTATCGTTTCCGCAAGGTGATTGTGCTTGTCGCCCGTCAGAATGGCAAGACCACGCTCATGGGCGTTTTGGCCGCATGGTGGCTGTTCGTCGATTCAAACAAGCATCCCGACAGGGTGCCGCCCGTTAAGTTCCTGGTGGTTGGTGCCGCGCAGACGTTGGACAACGCGAAAGGCCCTTACAATCAGGTCAAGGAGTGGTGCAATCCTGCTCCGGCGACTGATGAGGAAGCGGATCTGGTGATTCCGGATCTCGCTGCGATGACGCAGAAATTCGTCAACACTAACGGCGAGGAAGCGATCATCACCCGCTCGAAAGCCCGATATATCGTCCGTGCCGACAAGAACATTCGAGCCAAGTCGGCCGCGCGCGTGGTGTTCGACGAGTTGCGTGAGCAGCATACGGACGATGGCTGGAATGCGGTGTCGCAGACCACGAAGGCCGTCTGGTCGAGCCAATTATGGGGCATTTCCAACGCTGGCGATTATCGCAGCGTCGCGTTGCGCAAGCAGGTGGACAAGGGCCGTAAGCTTGTTGACGAGTGGACGCGCCTGAGCGCCGACGGTGGCAATCCGGCAGACGCGTTCCTGTCCGGCGAGCAGGACGGCTCTTTCGGATATTTCGAGTGGTCTGCGCCTGACAAGTGTCAGGTGGATGATGCCGACGCTATCCGGCAGGCGAACCCGTCGCTCGGCTATGGTCCGATGACCGTCATGAGCGTCAGATCCGATATTGACGGCATGACCGAGGCGGCGTTCCGTACGGAAGTCCTGTGCCAGTGGGTCACGGCTGACATCATTCCTTTCATCAATCCGAAAATGTGGGCCAGCGGTATCGACTCGCGTTCCACGATACCGGACGGCAATCGCGTCGTACTGTCCGTGGACACAAGCGCGGACAGGACGACCACGTATGTGGCCGCTGCCGGAATGCGTGCGGACGGTTTGCCTCACGTTGAGCTGATCGCCCGCCGTGACGGCATGCTGTGGGTCCCGCATTATCTCGACCTGCTCCAGGAGCGTTGGCCGCATATCACGGAGATCGCCGTGCAGGGCAAGGGCTGTCCGGCAGTGGACTTCATCGACCCGCTCATCGAAAAAGGATGGACGGTGCATCTCATCGAAGGCTTCCGGTTGGGCGCGTGCTGCGGCCGTTTCCACGACCGTGTGCGTGAAGGCAAGCTGCGGCATCTTCCGCAGCCCGCCATCGAACAGCAGGTGAGTGTGGCCGTGTCCCGAAGGCTCGGCGAGGTCGAAGTGTGGGACCGTACCAAATCAGCATTGCAGATTTCCGGCTTGGTTGCCGAATCGCAGGCATTGTACGCGCTTGAGACCATGCAGGCTGTTGACGCCGAGCCGGTGAAGGCTTCCGCATATTCAGGGCATGGATTGATGATTCTTTGACTTTTTGAAGCGATTGGAGGTGCCTTATGGGCCTTTGGAGCGCCTTGAGGAACGTTTTCCAGCCGCGCTACAGCATTTCCTTTGATTTGTCCGACCAGATGGCCATGATTCAGGGCCAGACTGAGGCCGAGCTTTTCAAGACGCAGCCGCATTTGCGTACCGTGATCACTTTTCTGGCGCGGAATGTCGCTCAGGTCGGATTGAAGGAATTCGAGCGTGTCAGCGACACCGACAGGCAGCGTGTAACCGATGATGTGCTGATAAATCTGCTGAAGCAGCCGAACGGCACGATGACCGGCTATGAATTGCTTAGGCAGCTTGTGGCCGACTTGGCTCTTTACGATAACGCCTACTGGGTGGTCGTGCAGAACCCCGATCGGGATGAGGACAAGTTCGGCAGTTGGCAGATCCAGCCGATTCCGCCATGCTGGGTGCAGGCCAAGCGCGACGGCAGCGTATTCCAGCCAGCCTATTATCGCGTTTATCCTAATTTGGGCACGTCATATTATGACGTTCCGGCCGATGACATGCTCGTGTTCCACGGATGGAACCCCGATGACCCGACGCAGGGCGTGACTCCGGTGCGTGCCTTGAAGGACATCATCAACGAGCAGATTCAGGCATGGTCATATCGCACTCAAGTGTGGAAGCGTGGTGGCCGTATCGGCAGCGTGCTGGTGCGTCCGAAGGATGCGCCGGAATGGAATGACGCCGATCGCGAGCGTTTCAAGCGCGGGTGGAAGGAATTCACCGACAATGGTGCTCAGGCCGGTGCCACGCCACTGCTTGAGGATGGCATGGAATTGAAGCGTTTGGGCTTCAACGCGCGCGAGGAGGAATTCAGCGAGGTCACGAAACTGTCGCTGTCCACCGTCGCAAGCGTCTACCACGTCAGTCCGGTCATGGTCGGCATCCTGGACAACGCGAATTTCTCGAACACCAAGGAATTCCGCAAGATGCTGTACTCCGAGACGCTGGGGCCGACCATGCGCATGATCGAGGACAGGATAAACACGTTCCTCGCTCCGAAGGTAGGTGCGCCGGACGCGAATTACATCGAATTCGACATCCGCAGCAAGCTTTCCGGCGATTTCGAGGAGCAGGCCAGTGTGATGAGCACTTCGGTCGGCGCTCCGTGGATTACACCGAACGAGGCGCGAGCGAGCCAGAATCTGCCGCGTCTTGAGGGTGGTGACGAGCTGGTAGTGCCGCTCAACGTCACCAAGGGCGGTCAGGCGAGTCCGCAGGACGGTGGAGACCCCGCGCGTCCCGCCGACGGCTCCGATATTGAAGCTGACGATGGTGAGAAGACCTCGGAAATCGTCGGAATGTGGCGTGACCGGCTTGAGAAGAGCGTCAGATCGCGTTTCGGCGCTGGCATGGGCGTCGATGACATCAAATGGCTCAAATGGCAGAACGAACTGCAGGCTGACCTGACGATCAAGGCCGGTTTGAACCAGTTCGATGCCGGTGTGAGGGCATTGGAGGAGACGGAGGACATGCGAACGCATTTCAAGGAGGTGCATGATGCACTTTAAGGATTTCGACTGCCAGTTCAAGGCCGATGGCGATGATTCCGGGCTCAAGGACGGCGAATTCATCGCCTACCCTTCCACTTTCACCCGTGAACCCGACTGCTATGGGGACGTGGTGGCCAAGGGCGCTTTCGACAAGACGATCAAGGCATGGCAGGACAGCGGCAATACACTGCCCGTGTTGTATGGGCATCGCATGGATGACCCCGATTACAACATCGGCGGCGTCGATTCGATGGGCGAGGACGATCACGGCTGGTGGATTAAGGGCCATTTCGACATGGACTCGCCGAAGGCCGCGCAGGTCTACCACCTGATCAAGGAAAAGCGTCTCAGCCAACTATCCTTCGCGTTCGACGTGATGGACGAGGGCGAGGTGGAGCTTGATGACGGCACCAAAGCCAATGAGCTCCGCGAATTGAAGGTGTATGAGGCGTCATTCGTCCCGGTCGGCGCGAATCAGGATACCGGCATCGTGGACGTGAAGGACGCGCTGCGCCGATTGAAGACCGGACGCACCCTCTCGCAGAAGAATCTAGACATTCTCTCGCAGATCGCCGATGACCTGACCGGTCAGGCGAAGAAACTCAAGGATTTCGTGGCTGAGAACATCACTCAGTCCGACAACAACAATGATGACAATGACCAGAGTGACGATGCGAAGGCATCGGATGCCGGTGCAGCCAAGAACGAGGAGCCCACAGGGGCCAAGTCCGAGGAGCCGGACGGTTTTTCCGAAGCGGAAGCGTTGCAACTCGCAATAAAGATTGCCCAAGTCGGGCGGAAAGGGGAGTGACCGTAATGGCATCTCTCAAGGAAAAGCGAGCCGCGCTTGTCAAGCAGCTCGAAGAAAAGCAGGGTCTGCTGGCCGCTGGCAAGGCTGATGGCGACACCATCGCATTCGTGAGGAGCGCGCTGGCTGAAGTCGAGGGCATCGACCGTCAGCTGGACGGCATGAAGCAGTCCGATGATCTGCTCGCGCAGATCGGCAAGCTCAACGCCAAGTCTGGCGTGCAGCAGGTCGGAGGCTCCGACGCCATCCATGCCAAGAGCGCCGGCGAATATTACGTCAAGTCCATGCAGAAGGCTGGATTTGATGTGAAGTCCGCTATCGCTCATGGCTACGAGGTCGAGTGCAAGGCGAACACCGACACCAATGTAGAAGGTGCGCCGTCCACTGGCTACGCTCCGTATCTGACCCAGACAGACACCGAGCCTGCTCGCCCGTATCAGCGTCCGCTGGTCGTGGCAGACCTGTTCGCCACCGGCTCCATCACCGGCACCGTCCTGCAGTATCCGGTCTTCGATGAGCTGGAAGGCAACGCCAAGATGGTCGAGGAGACCGGCGCCGCCCCGCAGGTCCATTGGAAGGACCCGACTTGGAAGCAGGACAAGATCGGCAAGGTGGCCAGCTTCTTCGGCATCAGCGAGGACATGATGGATGATCTGTCCTGGGTCATCGGCGAAATCAACGACGCCGCCCAGTATGACCTGAAGCTGCAGGAGGAAACGCAGCTGCTGTCCGGTGATGGCAGTGAAAACAATCTGACCGGCCTTTTCAACCGTGGTATTCAGACGATGGACAAGGATGAGCTGTCCGACGCCGACCGCCTGTCCAAGGCGGCCCTGCAGATCAACCACCACCACCAACTTCCAAGCCGACGCCTACGTGATGAACCCGCTTGACTTCTGGAAGCTGACCATTGCCAAGGATGCGAACGGCAACTACCTCAACCTGACCGATGGGGCCAAGCTGTGGAACATCCCGACCGTGGCCACCGCCGCCATCACCGAAGGCACCGCGCTGGTCGGCGCCTTCAAGAGCGCCAAGGTGCTGCGCAAGGGCGGTCTGGTCGTGAAGATGACCGACTCCGACACCGACGATTTCCTGCACTTCAAGCAGAAGTGCCGCGTCTCCGAGCGTCTGGGCCTGCAGGTCAAGTATCCGAATGCCTTCGTTAAGGTCACTCTCGGTAAGGCGGCCTGATCATGACGCAGAAGTACGTGCGCTTCGCCACTCCGAAAGAGGCGAACATCGACAAGACGCAGGACGTGGCGGAGCTTGTGGCGCTTGACGCCAAGGGCAAACCGGTCACTATCGGCGGTGCCGCCTCTCTTCCGGTGGCGAAGAATGTGCCAAAGGCAGCTTCTGACGCGCCGACCAAGCAGGAATTCGATGCGCTTATCGATTCTCTGGTGGCCGCTGGCCTGATGGCAGCCAAGTAAGTGATTGGGGGTGCGGCATGACTGCCGTGATTGGTGATCTGATTCCAAGCGCCGACTCCTTCCAAGTCGATGCCGGTTTCAAGATGAGGGCCGCTCAGGCTGCGATTCGCAAGTATTGCGGCTGGCATGTCGCGCCTTCCGTCACCCGTACGGTTCGCTTGGATGGTCATGGCGGCGACTCGCTTCTCTTGCCATCCAAGCATGTGACCGCGCTTTCGAGTCTGAAGCTCGATGGCGTGGAGCACGTGCAGGACGCGCGTTTCAGCGAGGCTGGGAGCCTCGTGCTGGTCAATGGCGCCACCTTCCCTGATCTGCCGGGGAGTGTGGGAGCGACCATCACTGATGGCTGGGATTTGGAGGATGTGCCGGAAGTGCAGATGATCCTGTTGGACATCGCGTCTCGTGTGATGCAGGTGCCCGGCACGGTATCCTCACAATCCACGAATGGCTCAAGCGTCACCTACCGGTCGGGTTCCGATGGTGGCGTGCCTAACGTGGCGCTTTTCGATTCCGAGAAGCGTACGCTGCAGCCTTACCGCTTGTCGTGGGGGGTGAAGCCGTGACTTCCGCGTTGGATTATCTCGGCCATGGTTCGTCCTTCAGCATGCCGGGCGTGACCAAGTGGCGGCGACTGCGTGCCAAACGCAAGACCAACCCGTACAATCCGGCGCAGAACGAGCCAGACTGGAGCGTGCCTCCGGACGAGCTCGCCATCATGGGCGCCCTCGCCTCCAGCTCCAGCACCCGTACGCCGGACACGCTCGACACACAAACCGAATCAACGGCGTACCTCACCGTCCCGGATCCGACAGCCGACGTGAAAATCGGCGACCGGATCCGCGCAGACCCCGACGACGGGCGCTTGTGGGAAGTCGACGGATTCCCATCGAAGGATGTGAACGCGTTCACGGGGTGGCGTCCGACCTTGGAATGCCGTCTGACGGAAAGAAAGGGCTGACAATGGCGAAAAACAGGATATCGGTCGACTTCAACCCGAAGTTCTTCGACGGGATTCTCAATAGCGCGGGAGTCAAGGCGCTCACCACGCTGGCCGCGAACAGGGCCCTCGCCTGCGCGAGGGCGGCAGCTCCAGTCGATACCGGCGCATACCGCGACGGCCTCGGAATCGAGGAGGTCAAAAGGGAGCACCGAACGACCGTCATGGTCGTCGGCCACGACTCTAAGACCCTGCTCGTGGAGGCGCAGACCGGCAATCTGGCCAAAGCGTTGAGGAAGGCGAGGGTCTGATGGCAAGCGTCATTCCACCAGACCTCGAACTGTTCCTCACCGGATGGCTGCGCTCCAACATCACGGACATCCCCGGCCTGCAGGTCGGAAACCGCATCCCTGACGGTTACGACGGTTCCTATCCGCTCGTGGTCGTGCGTGACGACGGCGGCACGCAATCCGCCGACCGCGTGACGTTCGACAGGTCGATAGGCGTCAACGTGCTCGGATGGACGCGCAACGATACGAAACCATGCCGTGATCTGGCGGCCCGCGTGTACGGCGTGCTGACCGGCGAGCCCGGCATCCTCATCGGATTCGCCGAAGGCAGCCGCATCTGCGCCGTCGTGCCTGACGGATGCAACGGCCCGTACCCGGTCAGCGAGGACGCGGCATGGTGCCGCTACTACATGACCGCCGAATATTCGACGGTCGGAATCAGACAACCATAGAAAGGAAACGCCATGGCCAAAGACAGTCAGGGCATGGATCTGGGACAGGTGGAGGCGCTCGTCACCGCCGCCATCATGATCGTCCCGTACTCCACCGAAAACAAAATCACTCCGGAGATGATCGCATCCAGCAATGCAACGCCGGAACTTCCGGCCGCCTACAATCGGTCGACCGCATGCATCGGACTCGTCAAGTCCGACGGCGGCAACCAGGATTCGCGCGACGGCGACGACCCGCTGGAGTTTTTGCAGGACGGTTATAAAAAGCTGCCGCTGGCGACCAGCCTCACGCAGACTTTCAGTCCGGCCGAAAACAACGCGCTGACCCGCAAAATCACCATCGGCGAGCCGGACGCGCAGGGCGTCTACCACGTGGCCGACATCATCCAGGACGCGAAATGGATGGTGTACGAAGAGGAGACGTTCGACACCGGGCGCGTCCACCGTCGTGCCGGCGTCATGCAGGTCACCGGCAACGAACCTGACCAGCAGGAGCGTGGCTCGGTCACCGGCCGCGCGCTCACCGTCGAATGGATGAAGGACCCGCTGTATGTGGATGCGGAGCATCCGAACACCAGGTGGATCGAAAGCTGGTACGACCCAAAAGCGTGACGGCGGTGGCCGTGACCTCGGCTGACGGAAACACGAAGCCGTCGGTCGTCCAAGGCGCGAAGCTCGCGCTCAAGGCCGTCGCCACCCATGTGGACAAGACCACCGTGGACGTGACCGGACAGGCCACGTTCACATCCAAGGATGCAGGCGTGGCGACCGTCGATGGCGGCACGCTCACCGCCGTCAAGGCCGGAAGCGCGAGAATCAACGCCACCTATGACGGCGTGACCTCACCCGATCTGACGGTCACCGTCACCGCACGCGCCGCCTGACCGGCGGACGAAAATCTTCCCGGACCGCCTATCTCGCCTGTCTGCGCGGTCCGGGAATCTTCTTTTCCACGGCAGGCAGGCGAAAAAGCAGATAGGACAAGACAATGACTTCCACTTCCACCGACTTCAAACCGACCATCGAGGATTTCGACCAGTGGACGGAAAAAAACGACGAGGAGGCGTTCGCCTCCATCGCGCAAAACTACAAGGTGCGCCACATCATCAAGGGCGATGTGTATTGGGCGCTCGTGCCCGGCGGACGCACGTACAAGCTCCCATTGTCGATGAGCATCGACGATTTCACCAGACTGTCGAACACGTCCGATGACACGGAGAGCGTGGAACAGCTCAAACGCATTCTGAGCGCATTCGCCGGAGACAAACAGGCGAAAGCGCTGAACGGCGAACCGGTGCAGGTCGTGTTCAATCTCCTGTCCGACTATGGCGACGCTGTCGTGCGCGCGCAGGGAGCCTCACTGGGAAAATCCAATGGTTCTCCCGCCAGCTCGCCGAACATGGGAGTGTGATCCGAGCCGATTTCACGGCACGTGGGTGGAGTCTGCAGGCCGATCTTGGCGGCAGGCTCCGCTACGGCGACGCGATAGCGCTCCTTGAACAGCTTATCGGCGATCCGTCATCCTACACTGGCGCGGAGCTCAACGGCTTGGATTATCCGGCCCGTTGGGGCGAGATGCCGGTCATCTACGCGCTGGGCGGCGAAGAGTATCCGAAGCCTTTCGATTCGCTTGCGGAACGATTGCGGGCGGATAGGGAGAAGGCCGAGCGTGAGCGGCTGCGCGAACAGACCAGGGGCATGAGTCCGGTTTTCCGGACTCTTTACGAAGACTGAATAACTGAATAGTGGAGGTGCCGCATGGCGTTCGGCAGCGAACTCGGTTCCGCGCATATCAGCGTTTTCCCGTCAATGAAGGGTTTCCGCAGCGTGGTCAACAAGGAGGTCGGCGCGAGCGGCAAGGCCGCGTCGAAGACCTTCGACGGTAGCTTCAACGGCGCCAAGAGCGGTGGGCTGTTCGGACACGCGTTCAAAAACGGCTTCAAGGAGTCGGCGAACGGTCTCGGCGCGGATGTGCTGAAATCCTATGAGCGTGACGTGGCGAAGTCCACGGCCGCATACCGTCAGGCCATGCTCCAGCAGAAGTCCGCGGCGAATCAGGTGCGTGCCGCCGAGGAAAGCGTCGCCAATGCCGTCGCCAAGCACGGCGAGGGCAGCACGCAGGCCGAGGCCGCGACCATCAGACTCGAACAGGCCCGGCTGAAGCTGTCCACCATGACCGACCGGGCGACGCAGGCCGAGAACCGGTTGAAGGACGCGCAGAAGGCGCTCAAGGACGCGCAGGACAATCTCGCCGCCAACAGTGGTTCGCTTGGATCGGCGTTCAAGAATCTTGGCGCGGCCATCGTCCAGCCGGTCTCCGGCGCGTTCGGACGGGTCAAAAACGCGGCAACGTCGGCGTTCTCCGGCATCGCCACGAAAGCCCGCGACGGCATGAGCGCTGCCGGCGCCGCCATGCAATCCACCGCGTCACGTCTTACCGCGCCATTGTCGGCAAAGTTCTCCGCGATGAGCTCGGCCATCGCGGCCAGGATACCCGCCCCGTTCAAAAACGTCAGCAATGCCATCGGCGGTTATCTCGGCAACGTCGGCGGCGCGGTCGGCGGCGTGCTGTCGCAGATTCCCGGAGCGGCCGGCAGTGTCGCGTCTGCGATAGGCTCGAAGCTCAAAAGCGGTGCCGACACCGCATGGAATGCGATCAGCTCCATGTCCGGCAAGGCCGTAGGCGCTTTGAAGAGCGTCGCCACGGTCGGACTGGCCGGCGTCGGCGCCGCCGTCGCTGGACTGGCCGGCATCGGCAAGAGCGCGCTCGACGCGTACGCCACCTACGAGCAGGCCGTCGGCGGCGTGGACACGCTGTTCAAGGGCGCTTCAGGCACCGTACAGAAATACGCGGCGGAAGCGTACCGGACAGCCGGAGTGAGCGCCAACGAGTACATGACGCAGGTCACGAGCTTTTCCGCCTCGCTGATCAGCTCGCTCGGCGGCGACACCGCGAAGGCCGCGGAACTTGGCAACACCGCCATGGTCGACATGTCGGACAACGCCAACAAGATGGGCACCGACATCGAGTCCATCCAACAGACCTACCAGAGTCTGGCGCGCGGCAATTACGCCATGCTCGACAATCTGAAGCTCGGCTACGGCGGTACCAAATCCGAGATGGAGCGTCTGATCCAGGACGCAAACAAGGTCAAGCAGGCGAACGGCGAGATGGGCGACCTGTCCATCGACAAGTTCTCCGACGTGGTGCAGGCCATCCACATCATGCAGCAGCAGATGGGCATCAGCGGCACCACCGCCAAGGAGGCCGCGACAACCATCGAGGGCTCCGTCAACATGATGAAGGCCGCATGGCAGAACTGGCTGGCGGAACTCGGCAAAGACAATGCCGACATCAACGGATTGACCACCCAACTGGTCGATTCGGTCGGCACGGTCATCCAGAACGTGGGGCCGCGCATCGCGCAGATCATCACCGGCATCACCGCAGCACTGCCGCAACTGTTTTCCTCATTGGGCAGCACCCTGCCGGCGCTGGTCATGCAGATACTGCCGCCGGTGCTCGGCGCGTTGGGACAGCTTGGCACGATGCTGCTGACCAGCGCGACGACATGGATCTCGACGAGCCTGCCGCAGCTGCTCGCCCAGTTCCAATCGTGGGTCACGTCGAGCCTGCCGTCGTTCCTGCAAACCGGATTGACGATGATAACGAACCTGTTGCAGGGCATCGTGCAGGCATTGCCGCAGATCGCGTCCACGGCTGTCATCGTGCTGACGACGCTGTTGGACGGATTGTCGGCCCAATTGCCGCAGCTCATCCCCATCGGCATCAACGCCGTCCTCAACCTCGTGCAAGGCATCCTCAACAACCTGCCGCAGATCATCGACAGTGGCCTGAAGCTCATCCTCGGACTGGCTCAGGGCCTCATCAACGCCATGCCGGACTTGGTAGGCAAGGCTCCGATCCTTATCGGCCAGCTTGTCGGTGGCATCATCAATCGTCTTCCGCAGATCCTGCAGGCTGGCGTCCAGCTGCTCGTCGCACTGGCCAACGGATTCATCTCGTCGGTTCCGAGGCTTATCGGCTCAATTCCAGGCATGGTCGGCCAGATCATGCGCGGGTTCACATCTGTTAACTGGGGTAGCGTCGGCCTGAATATCATCACGGGTATCGCGTTCGGCATCGCAGGCGCGGCAGGTAGGCTCGTGTCTGCCGCCGTCAACGCGGCCACGAACGCGTTGGATTGGGTGAAACGCAAGCTTGGCATCCATTCTCCGTCGCGAGTGTTCCGCGATCAGGTCGGTGAGATGATCGGCGAGGGCATGGCGGTCGGCATCGACGAGAGCGCTTCGAAGGTGAGGAAGGCGGCCGGTAGGCTGACCGGCATCCTGCCTTCGCAGGACGCCTCGTATTCCGTCGGCGTCGCCAACGCCTCGCGTGGCGTTAACGCTGCCTCCTACGGCAATGGTGGGAGCGTGACGAACATCACGCAGACGTTCAACTATCCGGCCATCGCGCCGACGTCGATAAGCACGCAGCAGAAATTGCAGACGGCGGCCATGCCGCAATGGTAATCGGAAGGGATCCGGATGAAAGTCAGCTATGTGCTCAACGGCCAGCCGCTCGACTCCGAGCGGATGCGCGTCATCGTCGGCACTACACATTACACGGCGCTGTCGCCGATCGTTGACACGGTGCAGGTGAGCGGACGCAACGGCGTCATCGTAGGCTCCTCGATTCCGGTGCTGGACGCGCCGGAGCTGACAGTCAAGGTCGCGGCGTGGGGCGCGGATTCCGATTCGCTGATCGCGCGTTTCCGCGCCATGTGCCTGTCTGCCGCGAAACTCACGCTCGGCAGAACGGAGACAACGGAGGGCGGCTCTTCGCGCAGCATGGTCACTCGCGTCGTGTGCACGTCCTGCGAGCCGGACGATGACGAACGCCCTTTCAGTGACCTGCGCGTCATGACCGCCGTGTTCCAACTGCCGGACGTGTTTTGGCGTGGCGTGCAGTGGCAGGAGGTGACGTTGGCCGCGTCGGGCGGCAGGCTGCTGCCGGGCGGGGTTTCCAAGCCGAGCGGCAAGGGGTATTGGACGCGCTGGCAGGGATTGCCTAACGCCAGTCCGTCCGAGCTTTTCGACACCGTGCCGGAGGGCTGGCTTTCCAACGCGCCAATCGGCACGCTGGTCTTGCGTTTCGGTGCCGTCACTGGTGTGACCATCAGTGACCCGGTAAGTGGCACGAATCTAATGTGGGGCGGCAAACGCGATGCCTCACGGCCTTATCTTTTCGTCGATGTAGCCAATCGCAAGGCGTGGACGGCGGCCAATGCCGACGCATGGTCTGGCGGCACGGATGCGTCGAATGGCGTCGACTGGACCACCGAGCCACTGCAAGTGTGGCCCGCAATCGATTCCGGCGATTATCGCCTCGCAATCAAACAGACCGGCAGCGCCGACAAGGTGACATGCCGGTTTTTGCAATCCTGGGAGTAGTTAATCATGGGCAAGTCTTTGCATGCTCGTCTCGTGGCATACCGGCCGTTCGGTGCAAGAATCGGCGTATTGGCGGAGCCGGTGAGCTTCAGCGCCTCGATGCTCCACAATGATGACGGAGCCATCAGCATCGAATACTCCATGCTTTCCGGCGACGCGCAGGCGTTCGACCGAGAGCTTACCGATGGCCTCGAAGTGGCCGTGGAAGTGTCGGACGGAACCGGCTATCGCGAGCCGGACAACGCGCGTTTCGTGATTACCGGACGTTCCGGCAAGACGGACGACCGCACCAAGACCGTCACCTATTCCGGCCAGTCGATCAGCTGGCTCCTGAGCAAGGCGGAGAACAATGATTCCAGCCATCTGCTCGCGGACGGCGATAATAAGGGCAAGAGGCCATTTTATTCGGCTAATCCGGGCGTGATTTTGAAGACCATGCTTGACGAGAACCGTCAGCGTGGCGGCGTGGCCACCGGTCTGACCTTGGGCTTCGACACGGCCAAGGACGCGGCTGGCAGTAATTGGGCAAAAAAGTACACTCTGTACTATTCGCTCGGCACTGATTTGCAGACCATCCTGGACGCCCTGGTCAATGGTGACGGCTGCGACTGGCGCACGAGCGGCCGTACCCTGAAACTGTGGAATGCGGACAGCACGGCGTTGAACCGCGACCTGAGCAAGAACGTCATCCTGCGATTGGCGCGCGACATCGGCGAGGCCCCATACGAGGAATCCATCTCGGATCTGGCCAGCACCATCCTCGTCGAGGGTGACAATAATCTGCTTTTCCGCATGGATAATCCGGCTGCTCCGACGCCGTGGGGCAAGTGGGAATCCTACGCCTCGCAGGGTGGCGTGTCCGACAAGGACACCGCGCAGGCGTTCATGGCATCGACCCTAGCCGATGCGGCCAGAGTTCGCGGCCAGTACACGCGCGACCTCATCATCAGCGAGGTGGACGCACTGCCGCTCGTCGACTACCATGCCGGCGATTGGATTACGGCTCCGACCGTCACTCACGGCGAGAAGGTGCGCGTGCAGGAAATCGACCTGTCGATGCGCCAGGGTGAGGGCTTGAGCGCGTCCATCGCGCTGAACGACATCAAATACGACGCTTCCGTACGTCAGGCGAAGAAAATCAAGGGCATCACCGGTGGCGCGGCATTGGCCGGTAGCGAGGGCGGCACGACCGCCTCGTCCGACCGTGACCATCGCGTGCCGAAGGCTCCGCTTGGTCTTGTGGTGCAGACGGACGCCTACCTCGGCTCGGACGGGTATGCGCACGGCTTGGCCACGGCCATGTGGTCCGCCGTGACCGAAGCGACGAATAACACCGCCATCGAAATCGGCAATTACGCCGTCGAGTGGCGCAAGCACGTGGATGGCGCGCCCTGGCATTCCGCCGGCACCACCGACAAGACGCAGCTTGGCTTCGGAGGCTTGGATTGCGGCACGCAAATCGAGGTCAGGGTGCGAGCCGTGCCCACGTACAGTGACAAGCTCGGCGAATGGTCGAGCATCGTCGTGGTCACCGTCGAATCCGACACGACGCCATGCTCCGTACCGTCGAAGCCGGTGCTTGCGTCCGAGCTTGGCGTGGTGACCGTCCATTGGGATGGCAGGACAAGCACTGGCGCGTCGATGGAATCGGACTTCGACCATATTGAGGTCGGCGAGGGCGTCGATGCGGCCGGCATGACCGTCATCAGCGCAAACCAGTCCGGTCAGGGCGATTATCTCGTGACCGGCCTGAAAGCAGGCTCCCAGCACTCCTACGCCCTTCGTTCGGTCGACCATGCGGGCAATCGCTCCGACTGGTCGGCCATCGCCTCGGTGACGGTCGCGTCGGCGGTCTCGCCGGATGAGGTCAAGCAGATTCAAAAGGATTTGGCCGACAACCAGACGGCGTTGAAGGATAATACGGCGAAGCTGACGCAGGCCCAGAAGGATATCCAGTCCAACAAGTCTAATCTTGATGCGGCGAATCAGACGCTCGCTCAAGCCAAGACCGACCTATCGCAGGCGCAGAAGGACATTGCCCAGACCAAGAGCGACCTGACCACCGCGAATGGCGAGATCAGCAAGGCGAAGGAGTCGGCGGCTCAGGCGTATGCCGAAGCCCACTCAAAGAATCACACTTTCCGTGGGCCTGACATGCCGAAGGACAATCTGATTGTCGGTGACCTGTGGCTCAAGACGCAGAAGTATTGGACTCGCTGGAAGGGGGAGAAGAACAACTCTCCGTCCATGCTGGCCGACTTCTACACCTACTGGCAGGGAACACCGAACGCCAGTCCCTCCGTGCTCGTCCCGTTGACGGATCGTGTGATCGACACCTTGGTGTGGGATGGCTCGAATTGGAACCATCTCGGCTATGCCGATGTCGAGAAGAACGCGGACGAGATTTCCAAGGCTAAGTCGGATATCGCGGATAACGCCGCGAAGACCACCGACGCGAGGAAGGCTGCTGAGAATGCCGCTGCCGCCGCGAAGACGGCTCAAGGCACCGCCGACACGGCGAATGGCGCGGCCAAGACGGCTCAGGATACCGCTAATGCGGCTCAGACTGCTGCGAAGAGTGCTACCGCGACTGCCGGTCAGGCAAAGGATGCAGCATCGGCTGCCCAGACCGCTGCCGAGAGCGCGAAGAAGACCGCAGGCAATGCGGAGACGCTGGCGAACACCGCCAATGAGTCCGCCAAGTCCGCCAAGTCCGACGCTTCCACCGCCAAGACGGATGCGGCCAATGCCAAGACCACCGCTGCCAATGCGTCGAGCGTGGCGACTCAGGCCAAGGCCACCGCCGATAGCGCGGCCCAGTCCGCCACCGATGCGGCCAATGCAGCCCAGAAGGCCAATACCGCAGCAGCTGCCGCCGCTGGCGTGGCGAACGGCAAGGCCGACGTGCTTATCCAGAGCACGGCGCCGGATACGTCGATGCGCAAGGCTTCGACCCTCTGGATTGACACCACGAATGGTGCGAACACGCCGAAAAGGTGGAATGGTAGTGCTTGGGTGGCTGTGACCGATAAGGCCGCGACCGACGCCGCGAACGCCGCCGTCAAGGCCAATACGGCTGCGAAGACCGCGCAGGATACGGCAGACAAGGCCAATATTGCTGCCGCTAATGCCGCGTCTCAGGCGAATCAGGCTCAGGCCGCCGCGAAAAAGGCGCAGACCACCGCGGATGGCAAGAATCTGATCTACCGTGGCCCCGACGAGCCGAATCATGATGGCTTGAAGCCGGGGGACATGTGGTGGAGGACGCAGAAGTATTGGACTCGCTGGAAGGGCGAGAAGAACAACTCTCCGTCCATGCTGGCCGACTTCTACACCTACTGGCAGGGAACACCGAACGCCAGTCCCTCCGTGCTCGTGCCCTTGTCCGATCGTGTGGTGGAAGTCCTTACGTGGGATGGTACGCGCTTCGAGCCTTTTGACCTCGTGGCGAACAACATCCTCGTGTCTGGAACCGTGGCCGCGAAGCATCTCGCCGCCGACTCAGTGACCGCCGAGAAGGTCAAGGCCAATGCCATCACGGTGGACAAGCTGGCTGCCAATTCGGTCACGACTGAAAAGCTGGTGACTGATGCGGTGACCGCCGCGAAACTCGCCGCCAACTCGGTGCAGGCGCGCAATATCGTCGCACTGGCCATCACGTCCGACAAGATTGCAGCCAATTCCGTGACCACGGGCAAGCTCAAGGTCACGGAAGATATGACCGTGGCCTTGCTCAACGTCCACAAGATTCAGGCCGGGGAGATTGCGGCTAATGCCGTGACCACTGCTGCCTTGGCGGCTGGTGTCGTGAATGCCGACAAATTGGCTGCTAATTCGGTCAATGCGTCCAAGATTGTGACCGGTGCCATAACCGCCGACAAGCTCGCGGCAAACAGTGTGACGGCCGTCAAGATCGCGGCGGGCACCATCACGTCCGACAAGGTGGCGGCAGGCCAGTTCCGGGGCTATGTGTTCACCGGCGCGATATTCCAGAGCTCCGAGGTCGCGAACACGGGAATGAAGCTCAACAGCAGCTCGTTGCGGATGTGGGATTCGGCTCATAACCAGACCGTCTATCTCGACGGCGAAGGCAAGTCGAATGTGCTGACCGGCACGTTCCAGACCCGTGTGAGCGGGCATCGCGTGCGCATCAGTCCGGACTACCAGTCGTACGTCATCGGAGGTTCGGAGAACTTTACCGGTGACGGATTGGAATTCCTCGCTTACAACGGTTCCGCCGCATATCAGACTCATCCAACCATCGCATCGGTCATCCAGTCGAATCAGGTCGGCGCGATGAGCGAATTGGACTTGTGGAGCGGACACGTCACCGAGCACGATCCGGCTGCTTTCCTGCAGCTCCAGTCCAAGCCGATCAAGAAGGGCGGTACCGGCAGTGGTGGCGTCGTATCGCGGGTGTACATCCTGGCGAACACGGATTACGACGAGCCGGACGCGAGCAAGAAGCAGAGAGCGTCACTCACTCTGTTGGGCGACAGTCCGAACGGTTCGAATGTCTGGCTCGAAGCTGTCGACGCGAACGGCACGGTCGGTGTCGGAGCGAACATCGCGACCGGATACCTGTATCTTGGCGGCTATCTTGGCGGCATCACAAACCGCCACACATTCCAAAGCACCAATTGGCGAATCTACCAGAACGCGACGTTGACCGCGGACTTCACCGTGCCACAGACAACGTGGTCATGGACGCCGACGAAATACGGACGCTACTACGGCGTGTGCAATGCCGACCTCAACTTTGGATCGATCTTCATGCACGTGTGCAACACCGGCGGCGCTGGATCGATGCAGGTCATGGGATACAACGCCGGAAACGGCACCTATAAGGGCGACATGTACGTCAATGCCATCGCCTGGCTGACCAAATAAAGGAGGAATCATGCAAACGGTCGTGGAAGGTGGAAACCTCATCATCCGCGCGGAGAAAAACGGAGAACAGGGGCTTGTGTGCGGCATGGACGCTATCGCCGCATGGCGGGCTCTGCTCGGCACGACGAGCGTCGCCGAGACGTGCGCGGCCATGATGCAGGCGCGCGAATCGGCCGGCTCGTACGATCCGCAGACCGGACGTAACGCGTACACGACCGCCTATGAGGGTTTGGAGGCGGCCTTGTCGGATACTGCGGCGGAATCCGTGTCCATGATGTCCGACAGTGGCGAGGTGCAGGACGATCCGATGACGGCCGCACGCAACCGGACGAGGACGGCTTTGGGACTGCCGCCGATTACCAACGATGCGGATGCGGCCGTCCAGGCGGCCATGCTGTCGGGTGAAGCGGCCGATGCGACGCCGACAACCGGCATCGACACGGATTGCGTGGACTCCAAGGCCATCGGAAGGCTTTTCGCCACCGAAGCCATGCGTGCTGATTTGGACGAATGCGAGGAACGCTTCTACGAAGCGCTCATGCCAAGACAAAACCAACAGAATTAAGGAGATTGATTATGACCGATGAGACCACTGAGACCACTACCGATACCGCGCCTACCGTGACGCCCGCCGAGCCGTCTGGCGTGCTTGATTTGCGTCCGCCGAAGGAGTCGGTGCGCGCGGAATTATGCCGTCTCGGATTGGAGTTTTCCAGCGCTGACGGCACCGCCGAATCGTGGCGCGACTACCAGCGTGGCGTGCTCGCCACGTTCGACGATTCCGGCACGTCCGTCACTTTGACGGACGTGAAGACGAATCTCGGACGCACTTTGACGCTCGACGGGCTTAAGGCCGTCACGCGCATCGACACGATGACCGCCGCCGACTAATCCCGCATTCCACATTTTTCAACCCCTGCAATCCACACGGATTGCGGGGGTTTCGTATTTAAGGAGACATTTTGACTCAGATTCCAGCCGACGCGAACGACGTCATCGACACTCTCTCACAGCAGGTCGGCACTCTCACCAAACAGATAGCAATCTTGACCAGTCAGCTCAACGCGGCCATGAAACTGATTCCCGCCGACGTGCTCGAAAGCGTGAAGGGAGACACTGATGCAGAGGATTAACTGGTTCACCAATCCGAATCTCACCGGCCCGCTGACCGGCATCAATAAGTGGGGCGGCGTCACAGCGAGTGTCAACAAAACCAACCACCAGCTGGTAGTGTCAGGGAGCAACGGCGGCTACGGCTTAAACGTGGACGTGCCGGCGAACACGCCGCTCGTCGTCTCCATGTTCGTGTACACCGACATCACGAAACAATCGACCCCGGTAGTCATCATGGACGTGGACGATGCGGACAAGGTGACGCTCCTGGCCCACGTCAAGCCGAAATCCAACGCGAGCACCATGGTTACGCGCGTCACCAGCAAAACCGGCAAAATCAGGTTCGAGGCCTACCCGGTATCGGGCACGACCGTGAATTTTGGTGACTTGCTTGTCGAACGCGACACTTACGATAAAGCCGTGGGGGGGGGCTTCCGGGCTTCTTCACCGGGGACACGATGCCAAGGGAGTGAGCTTCGTCGGGCGGGTGATGTCCGATGATGGTCACGAACCTGATAAGCAATCCAAGCGCCCACGTCACGCTGAAACCGGGCGAGTACACGCCGATTACGACCATCGAGAAGACTCCGGGTACCACATACTGGTGCACGGTCTGGCTGGACGTGTCGGGCGGCTCCATCACGGTGGACAACTGTCCGGGCACCTTCAGCAAGAGCCAACGCATCGGATGGTCCTTCACGTCCACGATCACGAATCCGATGAGCCTGAGATACAAGGTCGTGTCCGGCAGTCCGACCGTCAAGGTGTGGAACATGGTCATGTGCGAGCTGGGCGAATACCAGGCGAACAAAGCATTGCTCGACGGCCTTTACTGGTTCGACGGGGATACGATGCCGCGCGCCTAACCCCTTTGGGGGTGGTGGCATGACTCCCATCGTTAATCACTGCGTCATGCCGAAAGACGGTGTGAGCGTCAAGACGACGAACACGACACCATCGGACATCACCTTCACGTGGTTGACGGCGGGCGTGAAATACCATGTGAGCGTCGTCTGTTACATGCTGTCCACGAGTGGCGACAATCCGCGCTTGCGTCTCACCACCAATGGCAGCGATAGTGGGCTGGTCAGTTCGAATGGTCGCGTGGATTACGTCTTCACCGCCGCCAGCACCACTCACGGCATTCTCGTTGGTCTGAACAGTTGCACGGTCAATCTGAGCAAGGGCTTGTGCGTGCCTCAAGACCAGTGGCAGCAGCTTGTCTCGTTGGGATTGCCGGGCAATTATTTCGATGGCGACACCATGCCAAAAGATTAAACGATTTCAAGGAGATGTGATGTGTTTCAAACGTTTTTAGCGGGGTTTGGTGGTGTCGGCGGCGCGTGCGCGGTAATCACACTGTGCTTGAAAATCTGGCCTGGGGCGCTCGAATCGCTCGCGACCGGATTGTATGCGCATGTGAACCCCGAGCGATTGCCTTATAATTCGGTGCTTTCCCAGCATTTCGCTAAAACCCGCCAATTAGGCGAGCGGACGGAACGCTTTGACGAGCGCATGGACGAGTTGTGCCGTGACACGATAAAGAACACGCTCATCAGCCTGATTTACGGCGACCAGTCACACGACCACAGCGAGGCCGTCCGATACGAGCTGGCTAAGCTCGAAAAACTCGACGCGCAATGCTGGATCATCTCAGCCGCCGAAAAATACTTGGAGGAACGGCAATGACACGACTGCTCATCGCGGGCGGAGCCTACCTATTGCTCCTCGCGCTCATCCTCATTTTCAATCACGGCGCGCATAAGCGCTGAAACCGATTTTCAGGGCCATCACTTCAGTGGTGGCCTTTTCGTTTGCCTCGAAAGAGGCGGAAAGGAGGCAGTCGTGATCGATGTGACCATGACGCCGGAAATGACACCGCAGGGCGACAGTCTGCCGCCCACTGACATCCCGGTCGTGTCCGAGGAGGACGCGGCCAAGGCAGTAGAGGGATTGGAGGACTGACATGGCAAGCGTAAGCACTCTTATCAATCGTATGCGCTACTGGTGCGCCGTCGCGAACATGGGCTATTCGCAGTCCGACCGTTGGAACTTCACCCCGAGCGCGGGCAACTGCGACTGCTCCAGTCTGGTGATCCACTGTCTCAAGGAGGCGGGCTTCGATACCGGCAGCGCCACCTACACCGGCAACCTGTCGGACAATCTGACCCGTCGCGGTTGGACCCGCCTGCCGGCGAACGGCAATCCGCAGCCGGGCGACATCCTGCTCAATGACGTGCACCACGTGGCCGTCTATCTTGGCGGCGGCAAGCTCGCACAGGCGTCCATCTCCGAGCGTGGCACAGCCTACGGCGCGGCTGGCGACCAGACTGGCCGCGAAACCAACATCCGCAATTACTACAGCTATCCATGGAATTGCTATCTGCGATACCAGGGCGCCCAGTCTTCCGCTCCAGCCGCAAATTCCGGTGCCATCGCAGTGGATGGCAATGTCGGCCCGGCCACGGTACGCCGTTGGCAGCAGGTCATGGGCACTGCGGTGGATGGCATCATCAGCGGCCAGCAGGTGCCGGACGGCAGGATCTACGCGCGTCCGTCCATCGATTCGAGCGTGGTCCGCTACGGCGCTGGCGGCAGTGATCTGATCCGCGCCGTGCAGCGTCGCTTGGGCTGTGGCACTGATGGTCTGCTTGGTCCGGCCACCATTCGCGCCATCCAGGCGCATTACGGTTTGGCTCAGGATGCGAGCTTCGGCCCCGCCACCGCACGCGCCTTGCAGACGGCACTCAATCAAAACCGATTTTAAGGGGGTTTAATATGGCTCAACATGCAGCGTCAACGACTTTGGAGACCACAGTCAATAATCTCACCAACGAGTGCGAGGACGGTCAGGACAACCAGCAGCCGACCGCTTACACGCCCGTCTTTTCCAAGGGCGTGCGCACCGTGGTCTACGTTGCCGGTCTCATCGCCTCGTGCGTCGGCCTTGGCTTCATGACCTTCGGTGACGCCGCGATCGGCGGATACATCAGCACCGTGGCCGGCTTCATCTCCGCCGGACTCGGCGTCGCATACAATCCACTCCGCCGCAATTAATTTTCGGACGTGAGACTCAAACTCGCGTCCGAAACTCAAACTCGGGTGTGGAAAAATTTGCGGCACTGTAGTGTCCGTGGAATTTTTTACACCCGTTTTTTAACTTTTGCCCCTTCTCCGTTTGGAGGAGGGGCTTTATTTTTAGGACTTTCAAAATGGGCATCAGACAGCAGACGATTGACGATTACGGCGCGTTCGTGGACAAATTCAAACCGAAGAAGACCACGGATGACTGCTATACCCCCCCCGCAGTGTATGAGACGATAAAGGACTGGGCATGCCGTGAGTTTGGCATCGACCCCAGCAAGGTGGTGCGGCCCTTCTATCCGGGCGGCGACTACGAACGGTTCGACTATTCGGGCGGTGCGGTGGTTGTGGATAATCCGCCGTTCAGCATCCTGTCGAAGATCTGCACGTTCTATCGGACGGAGCAAATTCCGTTCTTCCTGTTCGCGCCGTATCTCACGATCTTCTCCAGCACGTCGCGCAATGGGGCGCACATGATCGTCACGGATTCGACCATCGAATACGCGAACGGCGCGCAGGTCAACACGTCGTTCGTGACGAGTTTCGGTGATGACCTGATCCGCACCGCGCCGGACTTGGCCAACGCGATCGACGAGACCGTGAAGCGCGTCAGGAAAGAGCAACGCAGGCATCCGCCGAAATACGCGTATCCACGTGAACTGCTTACCGTGAGCAGGCTCGGGAAGATCGGCAGGCAGGTCGAGTTCCGTGTCAAGGCTTCGGACGTTGCGTTCACGAGGGCTCTCGACTCGCAGAAGGCCGTGAAGAAGGCCATCTACGGCGGCGGCTATCTCCTGAGCGAAGCTAAGGCCGCGGAACTGAAGGCCGCAGAACTGAAGGCCGCAGAACTGAAGGCCGCAGAACTGAAGGCCGCAGAACTGAAGGCCGCAGAACTGAAGGCCGCAGAAGATGTGACGGTATGGCCGCTCAGCGATTCCGAGAAGCGGATCATCGAAAGCCTCGCATAAATGATTCCTGTTGGAATATTTTGCGCCCACATGCAACATCGCCCCTCTCTCAGCTGATGCTGGGGGAGGGGCGTTTTCGTGTTTATTCGGTCTTGTGTTTGCGTGGCCTGCCTCCGCCGACGCCGCGTCCGGGGCGTTGCGCGTTCCATTGGTCGATGGTCTCTGGCAGCCAGCCGCGCGTGCGGCCTATTAGGGCGTCCGGTTGGGGGAGCTTGTAGGCGCTGACGGCGGCGGTGCTGATGCCGAGGCGCTTGGCCACGTCGGTGACGCTCAGGTATTCGACGGCCATGTCAGTCCTTCCTTCCGGCGATGAGCGCGAAGACGGCGCTGACGATGGCACATCCGGCGGTGAGCGCGAACGGCCAGCCGAACCATGCGCTGGCGGCGGTTCCGAGCGCGAACACCGCGCTGACTATCGATTCCGTTCTCATGATGTCCCATGGCATAATCGGAGATATGGGGTTCCGGCCCCTAGGTCTGGCCGGAACCCTTGCTCACTTCCTCTTCTTCGGTTTCCGTCTCATCTCCTTGATGAGTCCGGTCACTGCTTTGATGAGGGCCGCGATGCTCGCGACGAGAAGCGAGATGCTGGTGATTATCTCCGATGGTGTCATGTTCACCTCCTTTCCTTGATATAAACTATATTAGCACAGTAAATAAAGTAATGCAAGTCAAAACACAAGAAAACACAGGAAAAAATCAGTGGATTGATAGACTTGATGCCACGCAAACGAAGGGGAGAGCATGGCCTACACGATCCGCCAATACGCCACCAAAGCCGGAAAAAGATACGAGGTGCGCTACCGCAAGCCGGACGGCACGACCACAGGCAAAAGAGGCTTCCGGCGCAAGATGGACGCCGACGCATGGGGAGCGGCCAACGTGACCACCGCGAAAAGCGTCGGAGCATACATCGACCCGCAAGCAGGACGACGCTTGGTCGAGGATTTTTGGGAGCCGTGGATAGCGGCCAAAAAGACCAAAGCCAAGCCAAGCTACATCAAGTCGCTGGAAGACGCTTGGCGCGTGCATGTGGAGCCGCAGTGGGGCATGAGGGAAGTGCAGTCGATCGCGCGAGGCGAGGTGCAGGGGTGGGTCACAGATCTGGCAGGACGACGCAGTGCGTCCGTGACGATTCGCGCCGAGAATCTGCTTCGCAGCCTCATGGAGAGGGCGAAGGCCGATCGCTGCATCCACGACAATCCATGCGACGGCATCGAGCTGCCGCGAAAGCAGGTGCGGAAGCACGTCTATCTCTCGGCTGACGAATTGTCTCGTGTGGCGATGCAGTGCGGTTGGCGTGAGCCGATCGTGCTGACATTGGGCCTGTGCGGCATGAGGTGGGGTGAGCTCGTGGCGCTCCGTGTCGAGGACGTCGACCTGCAACGGTGCAGGCTGCATATATATAGGAGCATCACGCGCCTTTCCAGCAGGCTGGTGGAGACCGACCCGAAAACACATGATGGACGTTCGGTGATGTTCCCCCTGGTGTTGCGTCCACTGCTCGCCAGGCAATGCGAGGGGCGCAGGCCGTCCGATTTCCTTTTCACCGCTCCCGGCGAGCCTTTGGACGAGCCGATGGGTAATGGCTGGAATCCGACGCGAAGCGATGGGTGGTTCGCGGTGGCTCTTCGTCGCGCGGGCGTGGAGCGTGGCCACATGACGATTCACGATCTGCGGCATACGGCGGCGTCACTTATGGTGCAGTCCGGCGCTAACGTCAAGACCGTGCAAAGGCAGTTGGGGCACAAGAGCGCCGCCATGACATTGGACGTTTACGCCGATCTCTTCGATGATGATCTGGATGAGCTGTCGGAGAGGATGGGTGGTTTGCTTTTTTCGCGGAATGTGGGCAAAATGTGGGCAAACGTGACGCAAGGTGTCGATGGAACCGTTGAAACGGTTGGTGTCTGAAGCTTTTCGCCGGTGGGTTCGAGTCCCGCTGGAGGCACTTTTGGAAACCGCCAGAGATGGCGGTTTTCCTTTATTCTCCAACGGTTTTGGCATCATCGCGATTCACTGCGATTCAACCCTTTTCCACGGTGGGTTATGGAA